CCCCAGCCGCTTCACCGGCTACTCCATCACCAAGCGGGAGGCCGACACCCTGGCCCTGCCGCTGGCCGACCCGTCTCTCCCCCGCATCGACCGCATCGTCATGCGCTATGATGCCGGTGCCAGAGCCGCCAGCCTGCAGGTGCTGCAGGGCACGGCATCCAGCACACCCACGGCCCCGGCCATCTCCCGCACCGAGCTGACCTACGACCTCTGTCTTGCCGAGATCGCCCGCCCGGCAGGCTCCACCAGCATCTCTACGGGCCAGATCACCGACACCCGGTTGGACGAGGCGCTCTGCGGCCTCGTGCGGGACGGTGTGACCGGCATCCCCACCGACGAGCTGCTGGCCGCTGCCAAGGAGCGCATCGCCACGCTGGAGGAGAACGCCAGCAACAGTGCTGCCGCCGCCAAGGACAGCGCGGAGGCAGCCAAGAGCAGCGAGACCAAGTCCGCCGCCAGCGAGGAGCGCGCCAAGACCAGTGAGACCGCCGCCAAGCAGGCCCTGCAGGACACGGAGACGGAGCACACCGCCGCCTTGCAGGACATCGCACGGGCCCGCACCACGGCCCTGAACGACGTGGCGGCCTCCACCAAAACGGCCACCGCTGCGGCAAACACTGCCACCCAGCAGGCCACCGCCGCTGCGGGGAGTGCTTCCACCGCCGTCACCAAGGCCGGTGAGGCATCCACCAGTGCGGGGGCGGCAAAGAACGATGCTGACCGGGCAGAGAAAGCCAGTACCAACGCGGCCAATGCGGCCACCGATGCCGTGAAGCAGGCCAAGGAAGCCGGAACCTTTGATGGTCAGTCGGCCTATGCACTGGCTGTTCAGCTGGGGTTCACCGGCAGCGAAGAGGACTGGATCGCCAGCCTGAAAGGCGCAAAGGGCGACAAAGGAGATACCGGTGCGCAGGGCCCCGAGGGTGCCACCGGAGCCACCGGCCCGCAGGGGCAGCAAGGGCCCACCGGGGCAACAGGCGCTACCGGCCCACGGGGGCCGCAAGGGCCGCAAGGCCCGGCGGGTGCTTCAGCGGTAGCGGCCAGCGGCAGTAATTGGGTAAGATTTTCAGATGGTACGCAGATATGCTGGGGAACCAATTACAGTGGGAGGGTGAGTTTTCCTGTGTCTTTTGCTAATACAAATTATACACCTGTTGGGTCACTGGATGTTCAGTATCCTAATAACTATAATTTTGGTTTGGAAGACGTTAGTACAACCGGCATGCGTATTAACACCTCTGGTGGAAATGTAAAAGTCCATTGGATTGCATTTGGTCGTTGGATGTGAGGTGAACGCAAATGGAGATCAAACCCGGAGCAAAAATCCCGAAGCCGGTTATCACGCAGGAAGAATGTGATGCCTATTCTGCCGTTGTGGATGCCATCAACGCCCACAATGCAGCGGCTGCCGTTGGCGAGGCTCTGTGGAGCATGGACGACCAGCCGGAGGCTTACGTTGTGGTGGAGGCAGGCACGCAGCCAGACCCTGCCGATGCACCGAAGCCGACCCCTACACTGGAGGAGCGGCTTGCTATGGTGGAGAGCGCCCAGACCCAGATGGCGCAGCTGTCTGAAACACTGGCTGCTTTGCAAAAGGAAAACGAGATGCTGAAACAGTGTCTGCTTGAGATGAGCGAGACTGTCTATGCGTAAAATCACACAAAAAATTGAAAGGATGGTACTTATGATGGCTATGTTATGGGCACAGGAAATTATGTCTGCTGAGACCGTGGAAGAGGCAAAAGCTCTGTATGAGCGCTGCCCCCGCTTGCTGAAGGAGAAGGTCAAGGCAATTCTTATCAAGAGCGGCTTTGAGGAAATCACGCAGTAAGGAGGACGCTATGGCTGAAATTATGGATGTCTCCCGCTGGCAGGGGAGCATCGACTGGGACGCGGTGAAACGCAGCGGCAAAATCGACGGCGTGATGCTGCGGGTGCTGGGCAGCAAGGGCGGCAAGCCCTACGTTGACCCGGCCTTCGCCCGCAACTACGCCGAGTGTGCCCGGCTGGGCCTGCCCGTGGGCGGCTATTACTACACCTGTGCGGTCACGCAGCGGCAGACGGAGGAGGAGCTGGCCGCCCTCAAAACAGCTCTCCGGGGCAAAACGTTCCAGCTGCCCCTTGCCATCGATGTGGAGGACCCCCGCCTGCGCTCCCTGGCCCCCGCAAAGCTTTCGGCCCTGGTGGCACGGGCCGCCGACCGAATCGAGACATGGAACCTGTACGCCATGGTCTATACTTACACGAACTTTGCCGATACAGCCCTGGCCGCCCAGCCGCTGGCCCCGTATGACCTCTGGCTGGCCGATTACCGCGGCAAGCGCCCCGCCCGCCGCCACGGCATGTGGCAGTACACCGCAGAGGGCACCGTGCCCGGCATCTCCGGCCCCGTGGATCTGAGCGTGGCCTACAAGGACTACGCGGGCATCATCCAGCGGGCCGGGCTGGGGCAGGTCAGGGGGTGAGACCGATGTGGCAATGGATCGCCCAATATTGGGCAGAGTGGGCTTTCGGTCTGCTGGGCACCGCCGTCATCGCGGTGGTCATCAAGTACAAGGCTCTGCTGGACGGCGTGCTGGCCATCCTGCATGATCGTATCTATCAGGCGTGTCAGTATTACATCAAGCAGGGCAGCATTGACACTGGTGGCCTGAAAAACCTCGAATACCTTTACAAAAGCTATCACGCACTGGGCGGCAACGGCACCGGCACAGAGCTGTACAACCGCGCCAAGGCATTACCCATCAAACAGGAGGACTGACCTATGACTAACAGAAAAATCCCCGCCGCGACCATTGCCCGCACCGTCGTGCTGGCACTGGCCCTCGTCAACCAGCTGCTGAGCGCGGCAGGCAAGCCGGTGCTGCCCATCGACAGCGCCAGCGTAGAGCAGTGGGTGACGGCTGGCCTGACCACCGCTGCCGCCATCTGGGCATGGTGGGAGAACAACAGCTTTACTCCCGAGGCCATCCGCGCCGATGAGCTGCTGGATCAGATGCAGGGGAAGATCAAGTAAGATCCAATTACCGTACATAGCAGCAGCCCCGGGGGACCTGATGGTTCCTCGGGGCTGTTTTCTTTTGGCATGTTTCGGCATATTCCGACGCATTCCGCATTATCCAGCACATTCTGACATTTTCCGGTTAAAGTTGGATAGAAAGGATGTGCAAACTATGCCCGACGTGAAACTTTCGAACTCCCCCGCCCAGCTGGATCAAATCCTCCGGCCGCTGGGAATTACCCGGAGCTCAAAGAATTACCGTATCCTATGCGAATGCGTGGCTCTGATCTGTGAGCAGGAGGACCGGCTGGAAGCTGTACAGAAAGAGATCTATACCCCCATCTCAGACCAGCGAAGCTGCAAGTGGTCTGCCATTCAAAGTGCCGTTCGGCGTGCAGCAG